GAGAATAATAAAGTTAGAATGAAATACTTGCTTGATTTGTAATACAATAAATATTGTAATTTAAACAAAAAACTATGGAAGATGATGAATTTAATCTTAACCTTGCGGAAGAAATGGAAGATGATTTACTTGGGGAATTAGCAGATGATTTAATAGAGGATTACACAGGTGATGTAAACTCAAGAAAAGATTGGCTAGACACTTATGTTGATGGCTTAGACCTTTTAGGTTTAAAACTAGAAGATAGAAGTGAACCGTGGGAAGGAGCATGTAATGTCTATCACCCACTACTAACAGAAACTCTTGTCAAGTTCCAAGCAGAAACTATGACAGAAATATTCCCAGCTTCAGGTCCAGTAAAGACACAAATCATTGGTAAAGAAACTGAGGAATGTAAAGATGCAGCGGCTCGTGTACAAGAGAACATGAACTATCAGTTGACTGAAAAGATGACTGAGTATAGACCAGAACACGAAAGAATGTTATGGGGTTTAGGTCTTGCAGGTAACGCATTTAAGAAAGTTTATTATGACCCTAACTTAGAACGTCAAGTGTCTATGTATATTCCTGCAGAAGATATAGTTGTACCTTATGGTGCATCTGATTTAGAAAGTGCAGAAAGAGTTACTCATGTAATGCGTAAGACACAAAATGAGTTACGTAAATTACAAGTAGCAGGATTCTATAAAGATGTAGACTTAGGTGAACCAACTTATGACTTAGATGATGTAGAGAAAAAGATAGCCGAGAAGATGGGCTTTAGTGCTACAACCGATAGTCGTTGGAAAATATTAGAGATGCATGTTGACCTTGACTTAGAAGGTTACGAAGATGAGCAAGATGGAGAGAAAACAGGTATAGCATTACCTTATGTAGTAACTATAGAAAAATCTACTAACACAGTTTTATCTATTAGACGTAACTGGAGTCAAGATGATAAGACCAGACAAAAACGTCAGCACTTTGTGCACTATGGTTATGTCCCTGGTTTTGGTTTTTATCACTTTGGTTTAATACACTTAATAGGTGCGTTTGCTAAATCAGGTACTATGATATTAAGACAACTTGTAGATGCAGGTACACTATCTAATTTACCAGGCGGGTTTAAGTCTAGAGGCTTACGTATCAAAGGTGATGAAACACCAATATCCCCTGCTGAGTTTAGAGATGTAGATGTACCGTCAGGTAGTATTAGGGATAATATATTACCACTCCCTTATAAAGAACCAAGTCAAGTTCTTAATCAACTAATGAATCAAATTATTGATGAAGGTAGAAGATTTGCTAGTGCAGCTGATTTAAAAGTTTCTGACATGTCAGCTAATGCTCCTGTAGGAACAACACTTGCTATCTTAGAAAGAACACTAAAAGTTATGTCTGCAGTTCAAGCTCGTATTCATTATTCAATGCGACAAGAGTTAAGATTAATTAAAGGTATTATTAAAGATTTTACTCCTGCTGACTATGCTTATACTCCTGATAAAGGTTCAAGAGAAGCTAAACAAAGTGACTACGATAAGGTAGAAGTTATACCTGTCAGTGACCCTAATGCTGCAACTATGTCACAAAAAGTAGTTCAGTACCAAGCGGTTATGCAGTTAGCACAACAGAACCCAGACATCTACGACATGGTAGAACTTAATCGTCAGATGTTAGATGTACTTGGTGTTAAGAACGCAGAAAAACTAATACCGCAAAAAGATAATATGAAACCTATGGACCCTGTTACAGAGAACATGAATATTATTAATAGTAAACCTGTCAAGGCATTTATTTATCAAGACCACGAGGCACATATTAAAACTCATTTAGCATTTATTAACGACCCTAAAGTTAGAGAGCTTATAGGACAAAGTCCAAACGCTAATAAAGTTTTTGCAGCTATGGAAGCACATATTGCAGAACATATTGCCTTTGCATATAGAAATAAAATTGAAGAAGAGCTTGGAGCTCCTCTACCACCTCCAGGTGAACCATTACCTGAAGATGTGGAAGTTGAACTATCTAGACTTGTTGCTAAATCAGCTGACCAGCTATTACAAAAAAATACTGCAGAAGCTAAACAAGAACAGATTGCTCAACAACAGCAAGACCCACTAATACAGATGCAACAACAAGAGCTTCAAATTAAACAAATGGAAGCTCAAGCAAAAGCTAAGAAAATGACCGATGATGCTACTCTTGATGTAGCAAGACTTCAGTTAGAAAAAGATAAACTAGAGTCACAAGAAAGAATCGCTGGTGCCAAGATTGGTGCTGACGCAGTCAACCAACAAAAAGAGTTGGATGCAAAAGAATTTATGGAAGGTACTAAGTTAGGTGCTGAAGCCGTAAAACAACAGAAGGAACGTAATAATACGCAAACTTAAAAACAGGAGAGAGCAATGGACGAAACGTTAAAAGTTCTCGCTAGTCAATTAGGCGAGGAAGAGCAACGCATGAAAGATGATATGGCACAAGGTAGAGCTGAAGAATACGCACAGTACATGCACGCATGTGGTGTTATCAGAGGCTTTCAAATAACTCAAGGTCTTATTGCTTCTATGATGAGAAATATGGAGGAAGATGATGAGTGAAATACAAACGCCAACTAAAGAAATAGTATCAGCATCAGGTGCACCAATAAGTCCACCACAAACAGATGTTGAAGAAAGTAAACCTGCTCAATTACCTGATGTTAAAGGCTATCGCATATTATGTGCAGTTCCTCAGGTAGAAGATTCTTACAAAAGTGGGATACTCAAATCTGATAAAACAAAAAACATTGAAGAACATTCAACAGTTGTTTTATTTGTGATGAAATTAGGAGACACAGCTTATAAAGATGAAGACCGTTTCCCAACAGGTCCTTGGTGTAAAGAAGGAGACTTCGTTATTACTAGGGCATATTCTGGAACTCGAATCAAAATTTTTGGTAATGAGTTTCGCATTATTAATGACGACACAGTAGAAGCCGTAGTGGATGACCCACGTGGCTACGAACGTGCATAAACGGAGAGCAAAGATGGCAGAAATAATCAATGAAATTCCTGAAGAATTAGAAATGGAAGGAGAAGAAGTTGAGGTAAAGGTTGATGCAGCTGAAAAGGTTGCTTCTGAGGAGAAGACAGGTGATGTTGAAGTTGCTGAGAAAGCTCCTAAAAAAGAAGTTAAACCTGAGCAGTTAGAGTTAGATTTTGATATAGAAGTTGAAGATGATACTCCTAAAGCTGACAGAAACAGAGACCCTTTACCTGAGAATATTAAAGAAGAGCTTGAAGCTGATACCTTAGATGAATACTCAGATAGAGTAAAGCAACGTATGGGTCAACTTAAGAAAGCTTGGCATGACGAAAGACGTGCTAAAGAAGCTTCTGAAAGACAAAGACAAGAAGCTGAAAGAGTAGCTTCACTTTCTATGCAAGAAAACCAAAAGCTTAAGAAAACCCTTTCAACAGGAGAAGAAGACTATCTCAAAACTCTTCAAGATAAATACACAGCTGATTTAGCTTTTGCTCAAAGAGAGTACAAGGAAGCTTATGATGCAGGTGATAGTGAAAAGTTAGTAGCAGCTCAAACTAAAATGAATGAGGCTCAATATAAACTAGGACAAGCTCAAGATAGAAAACCACAATATGCTGAAGAGGCTTTACAAACTTCAAAAAATGCGGTATCTTCAGAGCAAGATACAGTTAGGCCAAACGTTCCACAACCAGATGCTAAAGCTATGGCTTGGCAACAAAAGAATCAATGGTTTGGAAAGGATGAAGAAATGACTTCATTGGCATTAGGACTGCATGAGAAACTAGTCAGGAATGGGGTAGACCCATCGTCTGACGAATATTATCGTAGTATTGATAGTACTATGCAAAAACGTTTCCCAGAGAATTACGGGGACACTGATACGTTGGAAGAGGCAAAACCTGCCCAACGCAAACCTTCAACTGTAGTTGCTCCAGCAACAAGGTCGACTGGCCCAAAAAAGGTTAGATTGACTAAAACACAGTTAGCTTTAGCAAAGAAATTCAAGCTAACACCAGAGCAATATGCACGTGAATTAATTAAAACGGAGAGTACAAATGGATAATAAAGTTAAAAATCGCACAAATAGAGAAGCAGTAACTCGTGAAGAGACTGAAGTTCGAAATAAACAATGGGAACCTCGTTCAACATTACCAGAAATCAAGCATGAAGCTGGCTGGGCGTATCGTTGGGTTCGAGTATCATTGGTGAATGAAGCTGATAATCTAAATGTATCTTCCCGTATGCGTGAAGGCTGGGAGCCTGTGAAACATTCAGACCACCCAGAAGTAAATTTACCAGCAGACCCTAACTCAAGATTCAAAGACGGTATTGAAGTAGGCGGACTGCTATTATGTAAAATGCCACAGGAAATGGTAGACCAGAGAAATGAATATTTTAAGGAAAAAGCTAGAGCTCAGGAACAGGCTGTAGATAACAACCTAATGAGACAGAACGACCCTAGAATGCCGTTATTTTCTGATAAAAAATCTACT